CAGCTCGTAAACCGGCTAAACTTTCGTTTTGTTCCATTTTTTCGTCGTGTGTTACTTGATCTTGAACTAATTTTGCGCGTTCTATCTCTAATTTTTGCTCACCTTCTTCTTTTTTACGCTCATTTTCCATAGCACGAAGGTCTACTTCTCTTGATTTTAGCTTAATTAGTGGGTCAACGTCCTCTGCAGAGTTAATTTTACGCTCTTCTTCCATAAAATCTTTAGTCATTTCTGCAATTAGCTTAGATTTTCTAGATTCTATGGTTACTTGAAGCTGTTCCATCATTGGATTTGGTTGTGCAGGCATACCAGTCATGGCTTGTTGTTGCATTTGCGCTTGCATTTGTTGTAGTTGCACTATCTCGTCTTTAAATTCTAGTTGTATTTGTTCTTGTGCCATCAAAGAGATGTGTTCTAAAATATTTTTTTGCACTAAAGACATAATCGTAGGGTTATTTCTAACCATGCTTGTGCCCATGAAATTTAAGTGAGCGTCAATGTGAGCTTTATGGTCTTGTTTTGGAAAGGCTTGAAACTTTTTACCTGCCATAGACTGTATATGTTCCATGCTTGGGTCCATTGGTTGTGGTGGTGCAGGAGGAGGTAGGATTAAATCTACGTTTTTTATTCCTATGGCCTCATACATACTACGATAGGCTTGATACAGATTGTGTATCTTTGGATTTGTTTGAGCTAGTTGTAGTTGTGTTTGAGCTAAACTAATTCTTTGTGTTTGTGAAAAGATGTTTGGGTCTGCTACAGGTAAGATATCGACTCTATCGTCAAAGTCTGTTTTCTTTACCATGCGTTGACCACCCACTACATCGTAAGGATATTCTGGTGGTAGGTACAAAGAAAAGATTCTAACTAATAATTTAAACTCGTTCTTCAGTGAGTTGTATAATCTTTTGTGTATGGCAGACATGACACGTGAACCACGCTCTAATAATGCGACTGTGGTTCCAACAGCAGCGCCTTGGTTGCCGTCACCTACTTGCATATCAGCGATGGACGCGAAACGTTGGCCTGCTGACACAACAACTCCCATCAATTGTAATAATGTGCCTGATGGCTCTTTGAAAGGTAGTGGCATAAATGCTTCACGAAGATTACCACCTGGTGCATCAACATCTCTAAACTCTCCAGGCTGTATGGACTGTGCTTCGTCTCTCACTCTAATACCTCTTGTCTTAAAACCAGAAGGCAAGTTAGATAAAGTTCCTGCATCTAATAATTGTCTAAGAGCTGCGGTTGCAGTTCTTGATAGTCCACCAATCATGTGAATTAAACCAAAGCCATAAAAACCTAAACCTGGTAAAAATTTAAAATGTGTAAAATAATTAATTCTTTTTTTCTTAGGGTCGTTTGCTTCGTAGTTTCTACGAATAGCTAAAACTTCTCTGCTACCCTCTTCGATAGTCACAATGTATGGAAGTTTAATTCCTGTGGCCTCTCCTGTCTCAGGATTGCTTTCCTCAAAACCCTCTAAATCCAAATCAACATGACACTCCAACAAAGTATACATGTCTGGAGATTTTTCTGACTTACGAACACCCTCAAGCTCTCGCTCTTTATCTGCAATAGAGTCGTCCATGTCAGATGCATCACCAAGTTCTATGTCACGATAGAAACCACCGACCTGTTGTTTGCGTAAATCGTTTTCAGAAATATTTATTTTGTGAATTATAGAATCTGCATCTTCTAAACTAGTTGCAGAATACGGAACTAGTAGATCATCTGCAGGTACGAACTTTGAGACGGCTCGACCTAATAATTCATCGTAGTACACTTTTTTAAATGTCGAGCCTGAGAGAGGAAGATAGAAAAGCATTTGATCGAACTCCTGCTCATACTCTTTCATTTCTGACATGAGCTGATAATTCATGAACTCTTTGACACGCTCGCTCTGTTGTTCTTTAGCTGTGTTTGGAGCTCCAATGATTTGTGTTCGAACGGGACCACTAGCCGGTAATAATTCTTTGTAGGCTAGTGATTGAAATTGTGTGACTGCTTCTGCAAGGACAGGGTGGGTTGCACCGCTTGCGCCTTGAAATGGTTCGCCTCTGTCTTCGTATTTAAAACCTAAAAGATCTAAACCTTTTGTGTAAGAATCCTCCCAATCTTTTCTAGAGGATTTGTAATCTAAAAACATACCTTTGAGCTCACTGCCCAATGGTCCTAATACGTCATCTTCTAAATATTCTGCTAAGTTTGCAAAATGGTTTTCACTTCCCTCCATCATCGCTTGAGATGGATCAAAAGCTACTTCTGCGCCTCCGTCTTCTGTAGTAATTACTTCTACTTCTTCTGGTTGTTTTTGTTCTCTATTTATTTCTTGAGCTAGAGCCTCTTGTATGTCTTTTTGGTCAGGTAACTCTACTGTCGTTCTTTTTGAATTAGGTAACGCTTTATCTATTTCTGCCATTTAATATCCTTACTTGCTTTTGAATAAAGACTCAATGCCCTCGGACTCAGGTCCTTTTTCTGGTGGCACTGAGCCACCCATTGCTAGACCCTCTTCATACGAGCGAAGTCTAAGTAACACTTCATTGTCAGACATGGTGTCTACATCTAGGCCCTCTGATCCTGGAGCGTTGTCGCTTTCTATAAATTGTTTTAATCTGTTTCTCTCTATGATCCCAACTAAAGGTTCTCTTTGAAGTCCTTGAGCTGATGCGTCTTGAGGAATAAAAAATGCTTGGTCAGTTGTAAAACCTGACGGCATGGGTGTAGTTGTAGTTCGATTGCCTTGACCAGGAATTAAATCTCTTAATGCGTTTAACACAACACCTGTAATACCCCCTGTGTTTATTATCGCAGGAATGATACCTTGTGTTCTCTCTGGTGCTGGGACCATATTTGCAAAGTCCATACCTGTTTCTCTTCCAGGAGGGGCGTCAGGAGAAGTAAAGAAAGGTCTTTCTGCTTGACCACCAAAAAGTCCTCTGAGTATATCTCCACCTGCTTCTGCAAGCGTAGGCTTGTTTGCAACAATGCGAGGTTGAAAATTTGGATTGGTTAACATAACAGGTTGACCTCCTGCTTGTGTTAAACCTTGTACAGTGGTAGAGGGTGGAAGAAGTTGTACGCCTCTTCCAAAGTTAGCGGCTTTTTGTAATTCTGCTTCTCTTGCTTTTGAAATCTCTCCAGCGCCTGGAGCCATGATGTTTTCCATTACCAGCGCAGTGTTATCTTCTCGTTGTCTTTGTCTCTCTGCTCTTGCTGTTTTACTGCCCATCTAAACTCCTAATGTTGCTATGCCTCCGTTAGCAAATTCACTCTCCTGCATATCTTTAATAACCTGATCGAACTCTTCTTTTGAAGGTAATCCCATCGCCTGGTTTATAGCTTCGTATAAATCTAATCCTTGTGATAATAATTGCAAGACATTTATAACTCTAGCCGGTGGTAGTCTTTTGGATAGTCCTTTCACCAAGCCTTTCAGGTTGAGTCCTTCTTTTTTAGCAGGGAGCTTTTTGTCTTTTGTAATCTCTTTTTTCTTCTCCATTTTTCTAATTTCGTCTGATGCTTCTCGTTCTATTCTTTTGTTTTCTCTGCTTCCTATTTCAGGAGCTGTTTTCATAACAACTTCTCCCAAATCATAATATTTGTCTACAGTCTCCTCATCAGGTAAAAAATTTCCAAAATCTTCTTGAAAGCTATAATTAGGATCGGCATCTATATTACCGTCAACATCTGGAAAATATCGCACGTCCTCTACGTATCTTGTTTGACCAGACACTATATCTTCACCCCCGTATGGTCCTACTTCTTGGTCAGGAACAAAAGAAAGAGAATCGATAACACGATCATCCGCATCTAATGTTTCTATTTCAAAAGTATCTATTCCACCATATTGATCCATATAATCAGGAGCATAGGCTCTCACTCGTGTTCCATCTTTTAAAGTGAGATAATGATACTTATCTCCTTTAGGTTTAATTCCTTTATCGGTAATTAATTCTGCTATGTCCATAAACTCTCGTGCCTCAAAAGGTACTCCTCCCATAGAAACACCAGTTTTTTTAGCGGCCTCTGTTTCCATGATACCACCCGTGCCACCTGGAAAGGCTGTCGATGCTGCAGCTCCCATAATACCTTTTCCTGATGTTTTTAAAAATTGACGACGACTAATCGGATCAACAAAAGTTTCTTTTAGTTTACTACCCATTAGTAGTACACTCTTCGTTGTTGTGGTAGAGGACTGTCTTGTTCATCTTCAGGGTGTTCAATAAATCCTCCTTGTCTAAATCTCATTACTGCTTGTGTCATACTATCCACCAAATCGTCGTGATCACCATAAGGAAAAGCTGCGCACTCTTCGATAACT